CGCGCAACACCAACGAGGCAACGATGGCTCTGATTAGATTAGACGTACCCGCTGGGGTTTACCGCAACGGCACCGACTTGCAGAGCATGGGCCGCTGGCGCGATGCCAGCCTGATCCGTTGGATCGACGGCACGATGCAGCCGGTCAAGGGTTGGCGTAAGAGATCTGACACGGCAACTGCTGCGATCACGCGCGGCATGACAACGTGGATCGACAACAGCAGCGACCGCTGGATTGCTGCCGGCACGTATAACAAGCTTTACGTCTACAACAGCGCGGGCAACCAATTCGACATCACGCCGAGCGGCCTGACCGCTGGCCGCGAAGACGCCATAGCGTTTACTGGATACGGCGGCGGCTTATTTGGCAGCTACGCATACGGCGTTGCGCGGCCAGACACTGTACGCATCCAGCCAGCGACCGCTTGGGCGTTGCAGCCGTGGGGCGAATACTTGCTGGCCAATAACGAAGACGACGGCAAGGTTTACGAATGGCAGCTCAACACCGGCACGATTGCTGCGCAGGTCGCCAACGCGCCAGTCAATAACCGCAGCATTGTTGTCACGGCAGAGCGCTTTTTGATGTGCCTCGGCGCAGGCGGCAATCCGCGCCTTGTTCAATGGTCTGACCGCGAAGACAACACGACTTGGACGCCTGCCGCGACAAACGAGGCTGGCGATCTTGAGTTGCAGACGAGCGGGCAGATTATGGCTGGCGTGAATGTTCGCGGGCAGACGCTTATCCTGACAACGACAGACGCGCATGTGGCCAACTATATCGGACCGCCATATGTGTACGGCATTGAGCGCGTTGGCGCAGCCTGCGGGCTTGCGGCTAATCTTGCATATGCCAAGGTTGACGCTGGGTGCTTCTGGATGGGCGTGCATGCGTTTTACGCCTACACCGGCGGCGGCGTGCAAGAGATCCAGAGCGACGTGTCTGACTACGTGTTTAACGACATCAACCGCGCGCAAATCAGCAAGGCGTTTGCCATGTCAAATGGCGACTTTGGCGAGATATGGTGGTTCTACCCGTCCAGCTCATCAAACGAAAACAACAGATACGCCGTGTATAATTACGTCGAGAATACGTGGTCTATTGGCGAGCTGGCGCGCACGGCAGGATCTGACTCCGGCACATTCAGGCAGCCGATGATGTTTGATCCGTCAGACAAGAAGATATACGAGCATGAGATCGGCTTCGAGTATGGCGGTTTGACGCCGTTCGCGGAAACCGGCCCGATTATGCTTGGCACCGGCGATAACGTCATTAGCGTGACGGAGATGATCCCAGACGAAAAAACGCAAGGCGATGTCAGCGCTACGTTTAAGACGCGTTTCTATCCAAACGGCACCGAGAGATCATACGGGCCGTTTAGCATGGCCAACCCAACCAGCATGCGCTTCACTGGCCGTCAGGTGCGGATGCGCGTTGACGGGGCAAGGCTTGCCGACTGGCGCGTTGGCATAAACCGACTGGACACTGTTGCGGGTGGACGTAGATGACGCAGCAGTACCGCGCACCAGAGCCGCAGGGCGATGACTGGAAGTCATGGGCGCGGCGCATGATGCTCTATCTTGGTCAGACGCGATCACCGCTTGTGCAGCAGACGGGCGGCGAAAGCGCAGCAGAAGATGGCGTGCTGATGTGGGATCGCACAAACTTGTATCCCGTTGTCAGCAAAAACGGCGAGTGGCGGCAGATCGTGCTGGAAGATGGCCACGCTGATTTCATCCTGACGTCAGACGTCACGCCTGTTGCCGCCAACACGGCGTACAAGCTCACATATGACGCGCCCAGCGGCAATGACGGCATCACGCAAGGCACGCCAGCGTCGCGCATCGTGTTCGAGGAGGCGGGCCAATATGTTGTATCGTTCTCGGCGCAAATATCATCAACGTCAGCCAGCACTGTTCACTTCTATTTTTGGCCCAGCGTAAACGGAACCAACGTGGCAGACAGCGGCATGACCACTGCGCTGCACCAGAATAACGCCACGCTGGTCACGTCGCGCACGCAGATATTCACTGTTGCGGCGAATGACTACTTGGAAGTGAATTACATGATCGACAGCACAAGCGGCTTTCTGAATTACACCGCAGCGTCTTCGCCGGTGCCAGCGATACCCGCGTCAACCTTAGCAATTACGAGGCTTCATGGATAAAGAGCTGGAGAGATGCCGTGACTGGATTGAGGCTGCCTTGGAGTATTCTGGCGGCACGCATGACTTCATCGACGTGGCCGAGGGTATATACAAGGGAACGATGCAGCTATGGCCCACGCCGAGGGGGTGCATCGTCACCGAAATAGTGGTATATCCGAGAAAGAAAGTTTTAAACGTGTTTCTTGGCGGCGGCGAGTTGGATCAGATTTTAGAAATGCATGAAGATGTGATAGCATGGGCAAAAGCGCAAGGATGCTCTGCGTTGACCATGACGGGCCGGTTTGGCTGGAAGAAACCACTGAAGGCGCATGGCTGGGTGCCACTGCACGCCTCATATGTGAAGGAGTTTGAATAATGGCAGGCGGCAAGGGCGGGTCAACAACGTCATCAGTTACGATCCCAGAATACATTGAAGAGGCTGCGCGCCGTAACTTGGCAAAGGCCGAAGGCATTAGCCAGATTGGCTATGTGCCGTATTTCGGGCCAGATGTTGCCGCGTTTACGCCGTTTCAGCAGGCGGGCTTCCAGCAAACCGCTGACGTTGCGTCTGCATTTGGGTTAGGAACGCCAACAACGCAAGCTGATATTATGGGCGGCATGCCGGAGCCAACACAGTTTGCTGGCGGTGTACGCGGATATAGCGCAGCTCCATTGTACCAGCAGGCCGTTGACGAGCTTGCCGCGCAGCGCCCAGCGCAGGCGCAATACATTGAGAGCTTTTTCATTGATCCAGTGACAGGCCAAGCAGGAACACGCGTGCAGCCTGCTGTGGATTACAGCACTATGGGTACGATGGCAGACATCAGAGCGGCAGATCGTGCAAACGAGTTGGCGATTGCGCAGGCGCAGGCAGCTGCGGGGCCGGAGAGTGTATATAACTTTACGCCATCAACAGAAGTTTTAGTCGGCCCGACAAGTGTTGGAGTTGGCGGCACAACTGTTGGCGGTCAGGAAGTGCAATATTATAACCCAGACATTGACTATGGAGACGCATTCACCGCAGAAAGCGGCCAGCAAGTTGGGGTGCTTGACCCCAATCAGGCAGCTTTAGACGCCATGCAAACGGAGGCTGGGGTTGATCCATCATTCTACACAGAAACTCCTATCTATAGCGCGTCTGACTTCCCGCTTGGGTCTTCGCTGAGCGGCACTGATTACACAACATATGCGCCGGATGCAGACGAAAGTGCAGACGCGACTAATCAATTTGGTTCAACTGTTTCTGTTGGGTATGATGTGGGCCAAGTCGATCCAGCGCTGGCCGCTGCGGCAGGCTACACGCCAGCTGGGGTCGCCACCCCAGAAGTAGATTACGAAGCATATCTAACTCCCGTGTCGCAGTCCACATCATCAGACCCGATTGCCGATGCTCAGAGTTCAAGTGGCCAATACACAGGCTTTATGGACATGTTCGACGGCGGCGGCCCTAATGCATCTGGAGGCCCATTTGAGGGCGGCGGCCTTCTGTCAGACGCCGCCAACTTTATGGCGCAAGGCGGCGTGATAGGCGGCGTGGTCAAAGCTCTCGAAGACGCTTTGGGTATTGGGCCAGCAGCGGCAGCGACTGACGTGCCAGCAGCGCCTGCCGCGCCAGCTACATCAGTTAGCTTAGACAATCCGCTGCTAATGGGCAGCACTGCGCGAGCGGGTGCGGTGCAGACCAGCAACCCGAATGTGTCGGTTGTATCGACGCCAAGCGGAAATCAATATTTTGGAACGCCTGTTGGGACAGACCCAGAGACAGGATCAACGCGATACGTTTTCTGAGTTTAGAATGATTAAAGGAGCAGCATAATGGCTGGACAAGGTGCAAAAGGTGGCGGTCAGGTCGCAATGCCAGTAGCAGGCGCAGGGCCGCAGCTTGGTATGATGCCAATCGCCCCGACAGCGCAACCGGCAGCGCAGCCTGCGCCGCCCGCATTGGCCCCGACTGCTGGGTTTAACGTAAACCAAGCCGCAGCAGGCGCATTGCAGCAGGCGATGGGAACCGCGCAAAGCGGCCTCGGCTTCACGCCACGCCAGATCGAGGCAGTTGGATATACGCCAGCCCAGCAAGCCGTCGCCGGACAGCAAACTGGCTTCGCATACCAGCCATCGCAAGCAGCGGCGCAGCAGCTCGCAACGACTGACATCAGCCAGTATCAGTCGCCGTATCAGCAGGAAGTCATCGACATGACTATGCGCGACATTGCATCTGCGCAGGAAAAGGCGCTCAACTTGCAGGGCGCGCAAGCTCAGCGCGCGGGAGCGTTTGGCGGGTCACGCCAAGGCGTTGCGGAAGCGGAAACGCGTGCAGCATACGGGCAGCAGGCGGCAGACGCGGCAGCGCGTTTACGCCAGCAAGGGTTCCAGCAGGCGATGGGCGCGGCTCAGTTTGACATTGGCCAGCGTGCAGCAACGGAAGCGGCAAACGTCGCGGCGCGTCAAGCTGCCGAGCGCTTTGGCGTTGGATCGCTGCAGCAGGCGCAGGCGGCAAACATTGCTCGCGGCCAGCAAGTTCAAGCATCCAATGTGGCGGCGCAAAACGCTGCGGCGCAATACGCGGCCCAGCAGGCGGCATCTGCTCAGGCGCAAAACTTGGCGGCGCAGCAATCCGCGATGGGTACGCGTTTGGGTGCAGCAGGGCAGCTCGCCGGACTTGGCCAGCAGGCATTCGGCACAGGGCAGGCGATCCAGCAGCAGCAGATGCAGCAGGGCCTCATGCAGCAGGGATTGCAGCAGGCGCTTATCGACGCGGCGCAGGCGCAATATGCTGGTTACACCGGCGCGCCGGAGGCAGCGCTCGCAGCGCCATTGGCGGCGCTCGGTCAGACGCCAGACCAGTCAACGACCACAACGCAGAACCAAGCTGGTTTGCTAAATTACTTACAAGCGTTTGCTGGGTTGGGCTAACACATGGACTACCGCCAAGCAGCCAGAGACGCGGCACGCAAATACGGGATAGATCCCGAAATGTTCCTGCGCCTCATACAGCAGGAGAGCAGATTTAGGCCGGACGAAGTAAGCCCGAAAGGCGCGATCGGCCTCGGCCAGCTCATGCCTGCGACGGCCAAGGAGCTTGGCGTAGATCCGACAGATCCGCTGCAAAACTTGGAAGGCTCCGCGAGGTATTTAAGCCAGCAGCTTAAACGCTTTGGCAGCCCAGAGCTTGCGCTGGCAGCGTATAATGCTGGCCCGACGCGTGTGGCTAAGCTTGGCAGAGTGCCAAATATTGCGGAAACGCAAAACTATGTGAAGACGATTTTAGGAGAAGGGCAAACCACGATGGCAACTCCATTCGATAGGGCGCGCGAAGAAGAGCTGCGCCAGCAGATGCTGGCCACCGGCATGGCACCACGAACAGCGCCACGCGCGCCACTGTCAGCGCTTCGGCAGGATCGCCCGCAGGCAGCGGCAGCGCCGCAGCAGCGCAGAGGCGGCTTAGGCGGTATTATGGATTACCTTGGAACGCCAAGCCCGACGACGGGCCTAAGCAGAGCGGAGCAATTTGCTGCGGCGCTCGATCCGCTCATCATGCCGGAGATGCGTGCTGGCGAAGCGATCAGGGCGCGCGGCGCGCAGCGGCAGGCGACTGCAACGAAGAACAAGACGATCGAGTATCTGCGCAGGATGGGATACGATGATTACGCTGACGCCGTAGAGAGCGGCTCGATTGGCGCAAAGGATATTATGAATGCGTTGGTCAGTAAGTCGCTGGAGACGCCGAAGGATACAAGCACAGCGGGCATGAGGGAATATGCGCAGGCCGTTAAAGACGGCTTCAAGGGTACATTCCTCGACTACAAGACGGCCATCAGCAAAGCTGGCGCGACAAATATTTCAATGGGCAAGGGGCCAGATGAATTTGCTAAGTTGGACGCAAAAACGTTATCTGAAGTGGCCCAAACTGGTGCATCTGCTAAGAGAAACATTGCTCGCATAGATCGTCTTGAAAGTCTTTTGGCAAAAGTTCCAACAGGCATGACGGCAAACCTAAAGCAGTTGGCGGGCAACTTTGGTGTTGCAACAGAGGGGCTTTCTGACATCCAAGCGGCTCAAGGCTTAATTAATTCTTTAGTGCCAGAGCAGCGTCCGGCTGGCTCTGGGCCAATGTCTGACGCTGACTTAGAGCTGTTTAAGCAGTCTCTGCCTAGAATTGTAAACCAGCCAAACGGCAACCAAATTATTATCAATACCATGCGGGGCATTGCTCAATACGACGCAATGGGCGCTGACATTGTTCAGCGCTATAGAAGCGGGGAAATAACAAGCGCAGAAGCGTTTGCCCAGCTAAACAGCCGACCAGATCCATTTGAAAATTTGCAAATGCCTTCCGCTGACATTGGGGGTATTGAAATGTCTGAAGAAGAAGCGCGCCGCATATTAGAGGAAGGCATTTAAAATGGCTGAGATGACATACGCCGAAGCCTCCAATATCCAAGCGGCGATCGCCGCCTTAGAAAAACTTGAGGCCGCCGGAACGATAAGCGCTGACGGCCAGAAGGCATTGGACGCTGCACGCAAAAAGCGCAAGCCAGCAAGGCAGGCTGAAATTGAAACGATCGCCACATATCGCGGCGCGCAGAAAGGCGTCAGCTTGGGGTTGGCCGACGAGATTGCTGGCGCATACCAAGCGGCAAACGAATTAATTCGCAAGCGTGACATCGAGGGCGCAAAGAAGGCATATGCGAAATACCGTGACCTTGTTCGCCAGCGAGACGAGGCGGCGCAGCTTCTGGCTCCAGAGCAGTTTGCCAAAGGTGAAATCGCAGGCGGCGTTGCGGGTGCAGCAGTACCCGTCGGAACGTCTATGCAGCTGGCCAGAGGATTGGGAACGGCAGGGAAGGTTGCAGCTGGCGCAGGCACAGGTGCGGCGACAGCAACGCTGCCAGAGTTTGCTGGCGGCGAAGGAGGCTTCGGGCCACGCATGGCAGAGGTTTCGCCGATTACTGCGGCAGCAGGAGCAACGATTGGCGCTGCTGCGCCCGTAGCGGGTCGCGTAGCTGGCGCTACAACCAGAGGCATTCAAAACATAGTGCGCGGCGGCGAAGAGGGGTTTAGCGGAGCTGCGCTGCGCAGAGTTGGCCGAGCAATGCAGAGGCCGCAGGTTGCTGGCCAAGATATTCAAGCGTATTTACGTTCACTTGGCCCAGAGGGAACAATCGCAGACATCGCAGGGTCGCCGCGCAGCATGGCGCAAGGATTGGCCACCATGCAGGGCGAGGGAGCAGACGTCTTGCGCAGGCAACTTGAGCAGCGTGCAGGCGGCGCAGGAGAGCGTGTAGAGCGGGTTATGTCTGAGCGTATTGGCCCCGCGATTGCGGCGTCTGAAGAGCGTGCAGCGCAGGCTATGCGCAAGTCGTCTGAGCTGGGACCAATGTATGACGCGGCTATGCAGAGCGATATAAAGTTCGACATCAGCGCGTTGCGCTCGGGGTTGGTGATGATGGCAGACGATGCAGCGGCTAACGTCAGAAGCGGTTTAAACGCCGTTTTGCGTGATCTGGGTAAGGAGGGGCCGGTTTCGGCATCTAAGCTGCACAACGCCCGCAGCGCTTTGGGTGACGCGATTACGTCTGCCAGAATAGCTGGGCAGAATAACAAAGTCAGACAGTTGATGCCCATATTAGATGATATGGACAGGCGTCTTGATGAAATACCAAACTATGCCACAGCGCGCGCCGGATACGCCGAAAGCTCACAGATTGAGCGTGCGGTAGACAATGGACGCACTGTGTTTGCCGGCGGCCCGACATCCGCGCTTTCGCCAGAAGACTTGAAGGCAATGCTTGATAAAATGAAGCCGCTTGAGCGTGACGCATATGTGAAAGGCGCGAGAGAATACATTGCCGCCCTTATGGGTACGTCAAGAAGCGACGCGGCATCTGCGTGGCAGCAATTTGACAAGTCTTGGAACCGCGAGAAGTTGCAGCTTCTGCTTGGCAAGCCGGACGCGGATGCGGTCACGCAGAGGCTGTTTGCCGAAAAAGAGTTTTCCGGCACGCGCGGCGATGTTTTGGCCGGATCGCAGACTGCGTTCCGAGAGGAAGCCGCAGAAAGTTTGGCCGACATCAGGGAGCCAGATAGCATGCGCAAGCCATCACCCATTGCGCGCGCTTATCAAGGGATGTTCGCTGATCCTGTGAACCGCATGATCGACGAGGTGCTTTATGGGGCCAAGCGGTCAAACCTAAATCGAGAGATTGGTGAGTTACTGTCGATGCAGGGCGTAGATCGTGACAGACTAGTGCCTGTTCTGTTACAAGAGGCTAAGCGGCTTCAAGACCCAACACGCGCGCAGCAGATAACAGACGCGCTTGTGACTTTCGGCCTGACAACTTACGGCGCACAAAGCGGAGAATAACATGCAACCACAGCCAAAAGATCGTCGTGAAATCGAAAGCATCGTGCAGAATGCGATCAGCGAGGCCGTTGACTTCGTTGAGAGCGAGATCAGCGAAGACCGCATCAAGGCGCAGCGCTACTACGACGGCGAGGTTGATATTGGCCACGAAGACGGTCGGAGCAAGGTTGTGGCCACAAAGGTACGTGATACCGTACGCTCTGTGAAGCCAAGCCTGATGCGGATCTTCATGTCCACCGCGAGGCCGGTAGAGTTTATCCCGAAGGGGCCAGAAGACGTTGCGCTGGCCGAGCAGGCCACCAGCTACATCCAGCACGAGTTCACGCGTCTAAACGGATACCGCGTGCTAAACGACGCGTTCCAAGACGCGATGGTCAAAAAGCAGGGCATCGTGAAGGCGTATTGGCATGATTATCCCGTTGCGGAAATCTACACCTACACCGACTTGTCTGATGACGAATACACGTTTCTGATCCAAGAGGATAACGTGGACGTGATCGAGCATACCATGGAAATGTCTATCGAGATCGACGAGATGGGCATGGACGTCGAGCTTCCCGTTCATTCGGCCAAGATTAGCCGCACGGAGATGAAGGGCGAGCTGCGTATCGAAAGCATCCCGCCGGAAGAGTTTTTCGTAAACCGCGACTGC